GGGCGCGTAGCCGATGCGCCCGCCAATATCGACCAGCCGCCCCCCGCCCGCGCGGGCCAATGGCTCGATCTGCGAGAAGATCTCGCTGTTGGTCCATTGGATCGTGCCCGCGACCTCGTACCGGGCCTCTGTCCCGCCGCGCTTCAGAGCCACCGCCTCATCGGCAATGTCGGCGCCGTCCTCGAAACTGGCCGTGTCAATCTGCGACCGGCTGAATGGTGCAACCGGGTTATTCAAAAGCGCATCCAGCGTGATGAGCGCCTGATTTTTCGAGAAGGTCCAGGTTGACGGATCATCCGGGTCTTGAGCGCCGTCGCGCGGGTCCCAGACCTTGCTGGTGTCCATCAGCACCTCGATCGACGGCGCCGCGCGCGGCATGGACGGCCAGCGTTTATAATACTTCTCGGTGTCGTCGCCCAGGTCCAGCCGATACCAGAGCACGGTCAGGCCCTCGCCGCCGTCGTTCTCCGTGAACACGCTGCCCGCCTCGGACAGGATGCGGTCGGGTGGGCTGGTCTGGTCCCCTTTCCCGATCCAGATCCGGAAGAAGTCCGCCCCCGTAGCATCCCCACCGAACCCGACGAACGGGTCGGGCTGCGGCGCAAAGCCCTCTCCGGTGAAGTCGTAAACGTCGTCCTGTGTGTATTGGTCTGTATCCCCCCAAGGGTCGGTTGCTGCTGGAGACGGACGGCTGTCGGTGTATGTGAAAATGTCCCCGCCCTCGCTGGGGCGGTTGTTCAGGATCATGCAGCCATAGACTTGGCGGTTGATTTTGTAGGGACGCAGCGGCGACCCAACCACCAGCGACCGACCATAGGTCGTCCGGTTGACCACGAGGCGCCGCGCGACCTCAAGCGCCCGGCGCATACTCGGCTGGTCCGGCAGGCGTGACTGCGCCGCCGCAGAGGCCGCCAAAGCTCCGATGCCCAGCTTGATTGCCGCACCGCCGACAGTGGCGACAATGATACCGGAGGAAAGGGCCACGCCCGAGGATGCCCCCGCCGCCAAGAGCGCGCCCGCAATTGCCTCCGGCATCAGACCCTCCAACTGGCGGCAACCCGCCCCACGGAAACCAGCCCGGTTTCAGATTTCATCCACCACACCCCCGGCGCGCCGCAGAATGCCAGCCCGCCGGCGGTCAGGGGCACGTCCTCGGGCGGGACAAGCCCGATCTCCCCCGGCGCACCCAACCCCGGCAGAAGGCCCGCCGCCGCCGCCTGGTCCTGCGCCATGCGCTCGAAACCACCGCGCGCACGAATCACCCGCAGGGCGCCGCGCAGGCTGTCATAGGTGCCCCGGATGCCCCGCATGGGGTCCACGCCATGCACGGCCCGGAAGGCGTCAGAGGCGGCAAGGCAGCAGTCCACAGCGCCCCAGGCGAAGGGGCGGGCGAAGATCGGCAAGACCTGCATCATCTCAACAGACCCCCGTCCCGGCCAAAGGCCTCGGCCCCCGCCGCGTGGCGCAAGAGCGTATCGTCTGGATAGTCAACCGACCGGCTTTCGCGGGTGATGTAGCCGACGCCGACAGACCGCTGTGACGGACCAGTGCGGACCTGTATCTTGAGCGAACGGATCTTCTGACCGCCCTCCCCGGCCTCGATTGTCTGCGCACGCCCGTCGATCACGCCCGTGAAAAACAGGACCGGATCACCCACCAGCGCCACGCCTTCGCGTGTCGTGTAGGCGCCAAGGTAGATTTCCACCGTGGCCCCGCGCGCATCTGCGGTCAGGTAGTCGGACAGGTCCGCCGGGATGCTCGCGAGGGTCAGCTCCGCGATCCGCTGGGCCATACCCTCGGACTGGCCGGGCAGCTGCATCATCCCGATGCCCTGCACCCCCAGCCACGTCTGCCCGTCCCAGGACAGCGGCCCCCGCCCGCCGTGCGCGTAGACCGGATCGCCTGGCCAGTCGATGAAGGCCAGGAACGCCGGATGAAAGAAACGCCTGGAGATTTCGGCATAAAGCGCCGCGCCAATCGTCAGCTCCACGGGTTCACCTCCGTAAATCCGCCCGGCACCTCGTCAGAGAAGACCTGCCGGTATGACCACGTTGCGGACCAATCGCCCATGTATGACTGCGAAAACGGCTCGAATTCCGTCACCTCGAAGGCTGCTGTTTCGCTGGTGCCGATGCTGACGCGGTTTCCGCTGTAGCTGGTGCTGGGCGCCTCTATCAGGCGCACGGTCACGTCCCCGCTCGCATCGGTCACGCCTTCGGACATGACCATGATCGTTTCGCCGGTCGTGTCCGCCACCGCGTCGTAGATCGTCAAGAAGTCACCGGGGCGCACGCAGAGTGTGGAGGCCGGAAGGCCGGAGAGTGCGATGGTCGCGAAGCCGTCGCCATCCGTGCCGGTCGTGCCGGCGATATAGGCGCCGTCGATCCATGTGATACCCGATCCGCCGTCAACCCACGTGATCCCGGTGCCGCTGTCCTCCCAAGTGATCGGAACACCGCCGCGCAGGGCGGACAGTTGCAGATCGTCCAACCAGTAGTTGACCGGCCATGACGAGATGCGCACAAGATGCTCACCGCCATTCAGGAGGCGGCGCAGGGCCTGCATGTACCCGGCGCCGGACCTGTTAAGCCCGAGAGCGGATACCCGCGCCCGCGCCACGATCCGCCGGGGGCTGGACGTGGTGACATAGCGGCCACCGTCGAGAAGGGACCGCGACACGTTCACCGGGTCCTGGACGTCCCACTCCCACCCCGTCACCGATACCGGCGGAAAGGCGTAGACATTCGTCAAAGCGGGTTCTCCCGAGTGTCAGAGCGCACGGCGGCAATCGCGATTTCCGGCGTGTCGGCACGCAGGCGGCGCATTTCGGCGCGCAGGCTCATGGCGATTTCCTCACCCACGCCCTTCTCCGCGCCGCGCGCGTCGATGTTGAAGGTCATATTCCCCCGGCCCAGCTTGTCATTCGGGACGACCGTCCCCGCAGCGTTCGGCACGATCATCTCCGGCCCGCGCTCGCCCACCATGTAGGCCTTGCCAGCGCTTACCGGTCCGCCGGAAGCCCGGAAGCCACCAAAGATCGCCTGCCCGATCCAGCCCGCGAAGCTGCCGCCACCCACGCCGTCAGTCGGCAGCCCCAGAGCGCGCAGGATCATCATCTGGACGATCACCTTGGCAATCTCGGCCACCGTCTGCCGCGCCCAATCCTTGACCGCATCACCGCCCTCGAATAGCGCGTCTGTGAAGCCCTGAACGCCGTCCTGCATCCCCTGCAGGAACTCAGAATTGGCCGCCTCCTCGAATTGCGCCGTCACCATTTCTCGGGCGCGGGCGTACTGCTCTGCCGTCAGGTATCCGGCGCGCTCAAGCTCCTGCAGATCCGCCAGCTCGCGCTTGTAGCGCTGCGTGGCGTCCATCGCGTCGAGGGTGTATTGTTCGACCTCGCGCATGATGCGCTCAGCCTCGCGTTCGCGCGGGTCTGTGCTACCGCCTCCGCCGCCGCCTGCGCCTGGGATTTTTGGCAGGGGAATGCCTGCGGACCCGCCCGGAGCGTAGGCCAATTGAACGCCGGGATTGTTCGTCTGCCAGTCCCGAGCCGCGCCACCAAAATCACGCGGGTCGCCGCCTCTCCCCATACCCACGCGGTTCGCGTACACAGCATTGTCAGCAAGGGCCTGTGCGATGCCAGCCGCATACTGGAATGCCTCGCGAAGCTGGTCCTTAAGGCTCTTGGCGCTGCTGGTGGCAGTCTCGAAGGTGATCTCCTTCGACGTGCGGGCCAAGTCCGCGCTTTGGATGCCAGCCTGCAGGAGATAGTTGTAAAGATCCCTGACATCCGGCGGCATGTCGGACAGGCTGTCATACGAGGCGCGCAGTTGCGCTGCCAACTCTTGCGCCTCGCGCGCCTGCTCCTGAAACCCCTTGGCGGTCTGGAACTCGCGCACGGCCACAAGCAAGCCCTCGGCCTCCTTGCGCGTCACGCCGAATTGATCAGCGACGTTGGAAACCATTTTAGGGAGCTGCCCGAGCGCGATGATCTGCTTTTGCAGCGCCTCTTGCCGCGCCACATCGCCCTCTGCCTGCGCGCGCTGCAGCTGGGCGAAGGTGGCTCGGATCATATCGCCAGCGTTCGCTATCCGCTCGAAACTTTCTTCGGAGACGGCGCCCAAATCCCCGAATTGATCGGTCAGAGCCGCCACGCTGTCGCGCATGGCCTTCGCCGCCTCAAACTGAGCCATCTCGATTTCAAGGTCGATCAAATCGTTCAGGACAATAGCCTGCTCGTAGTAGCCCTCGGTGATCAGATCGACCGCATCCCGCTTGGCACGCGCCGCGCGGCTGTAGCGGTCACTCGCCGCCGACAGGTCGTCCAAAACGTCCTCAAGATCACGGCCAGCATTTGCCCCTTGTACGAGGTTCCCAATCAGCGGCAACAGCGCGCCAGCGGCCACCCCGGCGATGATGCCGAACGTTCCGAAGGCCATGCCGATATCCGCGCCCTGGATTGCCAGCGCCTGCAAGTAGTTGCCTGTTGCCTGCCCTTGCTGCGCCACCTGCGAAAGTTGTTGGACAACCCCGCGCATCGGCGTTGCCATCGAAGAAAAACCGGCCTTAGTTACGCCGGTTGCGGTCTTGATCTGGCGCCCCGTGATAACCGCCTGATCGCTCAGTCTGTCTGCTGCCGCGGCGGCCCCAAGGTATCGCTTCTCGGCAAGCCCGAGAACGTGGCTTGCCTGCCCCTGTGTCACGGCGCCACGCGCAAGGGCATCCTCCACCGCATCAGCCGCAGCCGCGTATTGCATGGAGGACGCATAGAGAGGATCAAGCGACATGCGCAGGCGGTCAAAGGCCGCCTTCGATGCGTCGATTTCCTGAAAGGCAAGGGCGCTGTCACGAGCGGACGCGGACACCCCATCAAGGGCGGGGATCATGCCGACAATCCGCTGCTGGACCGCCGACAGGCCGGTTGTTGCCCCCTTGAGCGGTGCGGCCATGCTATCGAAAGCAGACCCAACTCCACGGGCGGCGCCCTCTGCCCCGCCCGCAGACGCGCTCAGCTTGTCGAGCCGTTGCGCGGCGACAGTCGTGGTGTCGCTCTCGACTGAGATGCCAAGACGTGCAATGTCTGTCATCGTTTCACCTCGGAGGACTTTATGAAGAGACTTGTTTTCGCCGCAACAGCAGTCGCCATGACAGCAGGCCCAGCCCTTTCGCAGGCCGCGCACATCCTCGAATTCAACGGGTTCTCAGTGCTGGTCTCAGTAAGATCAGTTTCGAACCCGCCTGATTTCACAGAAGCCGATGAAGCCGCAGAGAAAGCCTGCAAGTCGGTTGGGAAGCACGCCGAAATGCAGTATCGGGACCGCATATCAGACTGGCGCCATACCGCATTCTACGTCTGCCTCTAACCCGCTGGCGGTATCCCGAACGGGTCTTCCCCGATCTTCCGCCCGTCCAGATATGCCGCCGACATGTCCCGGATAACCTTCCGTTGCCGGTGGTCCATCCACGGCGCTGCAAGGGCTATTTCCGAATGCGGATGCTTGGCCAGGCTCATGCCCTCTTGGCACGGGCCAAGGTCAAGGTAGACCTCGTGGATATGCTCAGCCTCGAAGGGGATGGGCGGCAGTGTCCAGCCGCCTTTTTGCATCCGGTTCTTGTCCCAGCCCTCTGGCTTGGCGTGCAGGTAGCCGAGTTGCCTTGCCCAGAGGGTCAGGGCGTCTCGGCACTCGTGAAAAAAGACGCGCGGTTCCCGGCGAAGGCTTCGACCTGTTCCACGATCCAGACAAAGCCCGGATTGCCCATCAACTTGCGGAAGTCCTCGACGGTCTTGGTTGATCCGCTGCCACCCTTCACGTCCACCAGCGCGGCCCTGGCGCGCGCGGCGCGGATCTTCGCCATTGCCTCGGACTGGTCCGTCTTCGCCCGCCCGTTCATCAGCGCGTTGCGCGCCTCGCGCCCGGCGGCCTCGACTGCCTCGGTATCGTAGCCGATCACGCGAAACGTGACGCCGGTTTCCTCTCCGGTGCCGGGGTGGAGAAGGGGCATTTCCACCCCTTCGCCCTCGACTTCATGCAGGTTGAGTGTCGCCAGATCCATCAGACGGGCTCCGTCGCTTCGACTTCAACGGCGTTCTGGCGGAACGTCACCTGGTAGCCCTTGTAGCTGGTCGTGGTGCCCTTGTTGCGCTGGTAGTCGAGCGCGACACCCTGAGTGTAGATCACCTCGTCGCCAGAAGTGAGCGCCGGGCCGGTCAGTGGGTCAACCGTGCCGGTGCCGTAGCCGATCTTGACCGAGCAAAGACCCAACGCCGACTTGGCGATGGTCTTGAGAAGGTCGTAGCCGGTCTGCGTGGCGTTGCCATCGTAGCGCACGATTATCGGGCTGGACATGCCGGAACGGGCGCCCTTCACTGCCGCAGTGTAGCCCGTGGACAGGTTGGGCGTGTCGATACCCTCCCCGCTGCTGCCGAATTGCGGCTCTTCGATGAGGACGTCAACCTTGGTCCAGGTAAGGGCTTCGAAGCCGCTGGCGTCGTTAGTTGCAGGGACAGCATTCGCCACATAGAGCGTTGCCGTTAGGTTGTTCTCGCCAGCCATCAGTCAGACTCCTTCTTGGTGGTATCGGCGACGGGCTTCCAGCCCTGCGCCAGCCACGCCTTTACATCGTCCTCGAACGGTTGAGCGGTGGCTCCGGTCTTCGGAAACACCAGTTGAACCCGCTTGCGGGTTGTGGTCCTTGCCATGACGGCACTCCTTTTCAGAAGGTGAAATGACCCCGGATAATGACCGGGACGGTATAAACCCCATCAGTGACAGGGAGCGGCGGACGCGGAAGAGGTGCGTCCAGGATGGTCACGCCATCGAAGCGCGTACCGGGACGGAACCGCGCGACCAGGGCAGCCACGAGAACGTCATTGTCGGTCGCATATTCGGTGCCGGTCTCGACGCGAACGGTGATTTCCGGCACGGCGTCTGTCTGCCCGGCCATCGTCGCGGTGCGCTGCGACCCCCCAGAGACCTGCACCACATAGCGCGGCAAGCTTTTCCCCGGTCCGTTTTGCAGCACGATGTTGGGCGGGTCCGTCATGGTGACGATCCGCTTGATAAGGGCCTGCTGGCCCGTTGTGATGCTCATGGTTCAGTCCTTGAAGCGTGCCGCGTTCGCATCGACGATGGCTTGCCAGTTCTGGACCGCCTGCCGGACCATGAAGCGACCGGGAACCCCATTTGCACCGTATTCGATCAGCGGTGCGTGCGGTGCCGTAAAGCCGACGATAATGGTGCTCCCGGTCTCGAACCCGGCCAGGGCGCTGGCGTAGTCAGGCGGGGTCTCTGCGGTGGCGTTCCCCTGCCCTGTGAGCGCCCCCCCGACCTGGACGATTACGCTGCCGATCAATTGCCCCTCATCGACCGGCACCACGCCAGTCTCGAACGGCGCGCCGCGCACAAGGCCGTCCTTCGGCTGCGTCATTTCGCGCGCCACATCCTGCGCCGACCGCTTCACGATCACGTCGGCGTTGCGCAGGGCCTTCTGCGAAAATGCCTTCACCGAGGCCGCGAAGTTCCGTGTCATTCCTCAAGCCTCATCCCAATCCAGTCGATTTCCGTCAGCATCACGCAGCGGCAGTTGACCACATCCTCGCCCGGCGCGCCTTCGTCGTGCGGATGCGCCAGCGGGTAGCCGGTCTTGGGCGAGATGAACGGTTCCCCCCATTTTACCTCCTGCCCGTTCAGGGCAAGGTGATGGTCGCGGGTGAACTTGCCCACTGTTGCGACCCACCGCTTGGTGATGAAGCGCGCCTCGATCTTGCCCTGTTCGATCATCTGCTGAACGGCCTCAACGCGCCCCTGTGCTGCTGCCTTGTTCCCCTCTGTCCGCGCGACCATGCGGCCCCTCGCCTGCAAGAGCCTGTCCGAATACCGCCCCGTGATCCGGTCAATGCCCGCCCGGCTCAGCGGCTTGCCCGCCTCGATTGCCTTCCGTACCGTCCGGTCGAACCGCTTGTCGCGCAGGGTTCGGGTGAAATACCGTGCGTCCAGGTTTTCCAGATCGTCCCGCGCGCTACGCACGGCCCGCGCCTGTCGTGAGTGCAGCCCGAGAGCGCCGCCCTTGCGCTTCCCGTCTTCCTGCTTGCCGATCAGATCAGACCTGATTTGCCGGTATGTCCGGTTTGCGTCCGCCCCGGCGCTCAGTGTCTCGCGCACAATGATGCGGGTATCGTCGGACAATTCCGTGATGAGCCGCGCGCTCTGGCGCCGTGTCCAGTCAAGCGCCCGGTCAGACCTTGCGTCGAAGCGATATACGACCACCGGGGCCGAATTTGAACGGCGCTTTGGGAGCAGGCCCGCCTGATAGGCCCCTCCCTGTATGAACGTCTCCACCATCTGCTGGTCAAGCGGCGCGTAGAAGCCGCGCATGGCGAAGTTGATGCCCGCCTCCAAGTCACGCACTGCCGCGTTCAGATCGCCGGTTTCGAGATAGCGCTGAATGATCTCGTCAATGGTCCGCTGCGCTGCGGATGATCGCATGTCAAGGAACGCCTCGACAAAGGCCCGCTCCATCGCGTTCAGGCGGGGTTCAATGGCCTGAAGGAATGCGGCGCGGGTGTCCTTAGCCATCAGGGCGGCCCGGCATCCAAAGCTGCCCACTGCGGTCCATCGGCGGCGTGTGACGCCAGAAATCATGTTCTGGCTCACCTTCGATCTTGTTGGCGTCGATGCACTGCCGCACGCCGCTGTTGATTATGGTCACCTCGATCCAGTGCCGTTCTCGCTTCATCCGTCCGCGCTCCTGCATTGGCATTCCCACATCAGTACCACCCCGCCCGGCTTGACCGCCTCCACGTTCACAACGTGCAGCGTCTGCCCGGCCACGGTCAAGCGGTCCCCGTTGCGAGGATCTGTCTCGGCGTCCGGCGCGATCAGCGCCTTGACATCTCTCGCCGTGATTTGCGTCCCGTCCCGATCCCGCGCGCTGTAGTTGGTCAGCACGACCGTGCAGGCATAGGACGTGTCGCTGCCCGGCGTGGGCGGGTATGTGCTTTCGTCGGCGCCGCTGGTGCGAATGATCGTCCCTGCCAGCGCGGACCCGCTCCCGGTTTCCGCCCCGGCTTCCGCGATGGCTGCTGCGACCTCGGCTGCGATCTCGGCGCCGCTCATTTAAGAATGGCCCCGTCACCAAGCCATTCTGCGTCGATAGGCTGATAGCATCCGCCCACCTTAATGGCGCGGCGTTCGCCCGTGACCGCGTTCTCCTGATATATCCAGACACCCGTAAAGCGAACATCGCGCCACGCAAATAGAGATTTCCACCATCGGATCACAGCCCAGAACTCCTGCCGATACTCAGCATCAGCGCAGGCGTCGATCCGCGCTCGATCAGGTAGGGATAGAACATCGCCTCGATTGTCGTGCTGATCGGAGTGGCCGCTTCGGCGCCGCTCGCGTTACCGCGCACCGTCCACTGGATGTCGCCCACCTTGCTCAGCACCTTCTGCTGGTCTGCCGTGTAGGTCTTCGAGAAGAACCCTGGCGTTGCCAGTTCCAGCGCCGCCGCCTCATAGGTGGCATTGTCCGTCACCACATCCGGCGGCGTGCTGGTCACGCGGTTGAGGTAGAAATTGGCGATATAGCGGGACGCACGCACGAGCGCCGCCGCGCTGTCCGCATCATCCGCGACAACCGTCCCGGCATCCGCCGCGTAGCTGATCCATCCGGCGACGGTCGCGGTCATCAGATGCGAGCCGCCATTACGGCCTCGGCAATGCCCGGCCAGAGCTGGTCTCGCTCGGCGGCGCTGAACCGGGCAACGTTGTCATCCAGCAGCCCATTGACCGCGCGCACGTCCGGCACGCCGTCGTCGCTGAAATGCTCGGCGTCCAAAACCTTGGCGGCCTCTGCCAGCAGCGCCTGCCGCTCCTGCGCACTTTCCTGAACCGCGCCCTTCGCTGGATTGGTGACGGCAAGCCGCTCAGTCATGACTCGACCCTTGTTCCGCAACCACCGGGGAACGGTGCTGCCATCAATCTCGACCACATCGCCAACCTCATGACCAGCAACGCCGCCTTCCGTGATCTCGTACTTCATCCCAAACCCCTCATGGCTTCATGAGGTGGGCCAGCACGCCAGCCCACCGTAGAAGTCACGACGAATGCGCAACGCCGCAGTTGTTCTCGGCGTCGAACTTGATTTCGAGCGCCTGGGCCGCCATCACGACGAAATTGTAATCGTCCTCGGGGTTGGCCCGGAACTGTTGGCGGGTGGCCATCGGCATGGCGCTCAGCACCTGGACAACCCGGCGGTCCTTGACCACCGCAACGATCTCGTCAGCCGCGATGTTCGACGCCGGGATGACCTCGCGCACGCCCCCGTTTTCCAGCACGCGCTGCGCGATGGTCTTGTTCGGGTAGGCCGCCGAGAAGTCGGTCTGGGTGGCGTAGAACCAGTCATCCCAGTTGACGTAGAGCGTGGCCGGGACCCGGAAATTGGCGCCGTGCAGAAGGGCAAGCGTGGCGTTCACGTCCGCGAGCCACTCGGCACCAGTGCAGGCCGAAAGGTCGTTCGTGGTGGAGCGCGTGTTGCGCTGGGGGTGATTGGTCAGGCCGTAGAGCTGATCGCCCCCGACGACGATCTGACTGTCGCCGTTGATCGCCATGTCCTCCAGCTTCTCCGCCACCTTGAAGTTGGCATTGCGCCGCGCGGCGCCGTCCAGCGCGAAGCCTTCGGTTTCCGCCGCAGCCATCTGGCGCCAGCCGAAGCTGAACGAGCTGTCCACGATGGGCAGCGGCGTGCCCTGATAGGTGATCGTCGGCTGGTCGGTGCGGGCCTTGGAGCGGCCATCCAGCGAGACATGCGCCGTGCCGCTGTCACTGACCTGTTGGAAGTAGTGGACCAGCTTACCAATCGGCATGGGCATCCCGACCGATGCAGCAAGGTCACCGAAGACC